ACAAATGAAGGGGTAGGGGGGGGCTCAAGTCTGAGGGTGAGAGTATNTATAATAGTCCCCATACAGTTTTTTAGGATACAGACAAGTCCTTGTATAATTTAATAAAATGTGCTATAATGCTGATAATGAAGTTTAAAGCTAAATTAAGCAAGCAAGGGAATAGTTATTGTATTTATGTGCCGAAAGATGTACGTACGAAACTGGAGCTTGGTGTTGATTATGAGTGGTATGTACGTACGGAAGGGGATGCCGAAGGAGATGCTGTACGTACGGATGTTATTAAACCTGTAATCAGCGAGAAGAAATCACTTGTGTTTAATCTTAAGAAAGGTATCTATGAAAGGATTTGACTATTATTCGTTTTTATGATATAATGCCCCAATGAAACATAGTAAGAAGAATCCAAGAATAAAGAAGGTCTTTGATGCCTGCATAAGGAATACTGTTGAGGGCAAAGAGCCTAATGTGTCAGGAGAGATGAGAAAAGCAGGATATGCCGAAACTTCCTGCCGCGCCTTAAAGGTTACTCAAACCAAACCCTGGAAGGAATTATTAGATACAATAGATGACTTTAAGGTATTGGAGATGTTTAATGAGATAGTTAGCGACAAGAAGGATAAAAGAGCCCGTATTGCCGCAGGAATTGAGATTATGAAACTAAAAGACAGGTATCCTAAACAGAAAGTTAGTTTGGGAGTTTTTGATGAACGAGAAGAAGTATTTGAATAATTATGAAATTATCTGATGCCAAGCTTCAGCAGAAGATAGGGTGGTCTCCCAGCCATCCAAAACGCCATAAAAAGCAAATTGAAATATTAAAAGCGTTTGACAATAACAGGGACTTACGCATAGTAGGTTCGGTCAGAAGCGGAAAATCAGCATTATGCGCTTACATAGGGCTAAGGGAGGTTTTAAAAGACAACAAAAATATCTGGCTGATAGCCCCGAACTACGACCTGACAGAGAGGATTTTCGACTACTTGACGAGGTTCATTGGAACGGGATTTCCGAGTTTGATGAGCGGAATATCCCACCGTCCCTTTCCTCAGATAACGACTCCTTGGGGCAGTTTCATCAAATGCAAATCAGGAGAAAACAAAAAGTCGTTCGTAGGAGAAGAGCTGGACCTGGCAATTCACGACGAAGCCGCTTTAGACGATGAAGAAACTTGGCAGATGACCTTTGACCGCTTAACTTCAAGGGGAGGAAAGTCAATTCAAATCTCCAACCCCTGGGGGCAGAACTGGTGGTATAAAGAATATTTAAGAGTCCAGAACGAACCAGACGGCTATGTAACGGCATTAGAGTTCTTAGACAACCCCTACAACTCGGTTAAAGAATACGAAAGGGCTAAAAAGATATTTGACGAAGATACCTTCAACCAGAAGTATAGAGCCCAATTCACAGCATCAGGCAGTTCCTTATTTAGAAATATAGATTCGTGCATAGGAGCCAAGCCGGAGAAACCCAATCCAGAAGAGCAATATTTTATCGGAGTGGACTGGGCTAAGATTAGAGACTTTACGGTATTTGCGGTAATGAGCCGAAACACTCATAGGTTGGTTCACTTAGATAGGTTTCAGGGAGTGAACTACTCTTTACAGATGCAGAGGTTGGCTGAGCTGGCAAGAGAATATAATAATGCCGAAATATGGATGGACACCACCGGACTGGGAGAAGTTATTTCAGATATTATGCAGACCAACAGCAAAGACTTGTTTATAGAGGACTTCAGATTCACCGGCAAGACCAAAGAAGCTTTATTGCATAAACTTTCAATTTACATAGAAAAAGGCAAGATACTAATCCCAGAGAATAGAATTTTAATAAACGAATTAAATGTTTACGGAAAAGAACTAACTCTTTCTGGAAACGTTAAATACGGAGCCCCGGCTGGATTTCACGATGACTGCGTTGATGCCCTGGCACTGGCAGTATGGCCTCTAGAAGATTACAGGCCCGAGACAGCAAAACGCAACATTATGAAGGAACTCTTAGCCGAGGGAACCAAACAAAGGTCTAAAAAAATAAGTAAATTTTGGTAATTATGAATAAAAGAAACTGGTCTCCGCAAGACCTGTCTAAATTAAAAAAAGAGGTTTTCGCAAAAGAAGCTCAAAGATACTACGAAAAGGAGGGGGGCAAACAGGATAGAGAGTGGAGGGGCTTTGAAAAAAGAGCAGAAGCTAAGTTTAGAGAACAATTAAAATGAAACAGTTAAATTATATCAACGACCTGCATAGGGACTTCTATAATCTTAGTTTAGAAGACTTCCCTGTTTTTGCGTCTACCCAGATGGACTTAATCAACTTGATAGATAAGTGGTGGGTTTCAAGGTATGTAATGGGAGACCACGATGAACACGGGCAGAAGAAACCTTTTTACAACATTGTCAGAACTCCGGTTTATGTGGCGGGCAAGATGACCGACATAGACACAAAAGATATCAGGGTCTTTCCAACAGAAGGACAGCCCCTAGAGCCTGCAATGTTATTCCAAAGAGACTTGTCTGTCTGGATGCAGGATACTAAGATAGCCGAATTATTGAACACGATTAAATGGATGAGACCCAAATATGGCACAGTGGTGGTAAAGAAGATAGTCAAGAGGGGAGGGGTAGAACTCAAAATAGTTCCCCTGCAGAATCTGAGGATGGATGCCGCAGCTAAATCATTAAAAGATTCGTTCTTTGTATCAGAGTGGCACAAGTTTTTACCAGAGCAGTTAAGGAAGACAGCTAAAGAGCAGGGCTGGGATAAGTCCAAAGTAGAGAAAGTAATCAAAGACAACGAGGGCGAGAAATATATCATAATTTGGGAACACTACGGAGAACTTGAGGGCGAGGATGGAAACTTCTTCATCTTAGGAGAATCACCGGGAAGGAAGGGGGCGATTTTAGACAAAGACACGATTGACGATATCCCTTATAGAGAAATACACTGGGACAAGGTAGAAGGCAGGTGGCTGGGAGTGGGTTCTGTTGAAAAGAACGCAGAAGCCCAGATACAACTAAACAGGTCAGCTCAATTAAAAGCCAACGCCCTGCACTGGACATCAAAGCACATCTATCAAACCCAAGACGACAATATTAAAAGGAACTTAATGACAGATGTCAAGGATGGCGACATACTTAGAAGCAGAAGGGGAATAACTCCGATTAACGTAGAAGAACGCAACTTGCACGCTTACAGAGAAGAGTGGATGACCTGGATGGAGAACTTAAATAAAGAGAACTTTGTTCAGGATGTAATGATAGGCAAAACTCCGACATCAGGAACTCCGTTAGGAACGACTGCTTTAATGGCCGCCCAAGCTGGTTCGTTCTTTGAGCAAAAGAGAGAAGAATTCGGCTTATTTATGAAAGAATTGTTATGGGAATTTATTATCCCAGAGTTTAAAAAACTTAATCACAAAGAACACTGGATTAACTTTATCGGGGCTTCTGAAGATGAACTTAGGATATTAGAAAAGATTGTAGTCGGGGAAAATACCAAAGCAAGCGTTAAAGACTTTATCAAGGCAACGGGAAAGTGGCCGTTCTCAGACGAGCTGATGTTTATGAAAAGCTTGCAGGAAGAGATGCTAATGTCAGATAATGTTAAATGGAGAAAGATACCCGAAGGATTTTACGACAACTTAAAATTCAAAATACAATTAGTTATTACCGGAGAAAGTATGGACTTGCAGAACAAGATACAAGCCCTGCAACTGGCAATGCAAACCACCCAGGATGCCAAAGAGCTTAGACAGCTAAGGTCAAGGTTACTGCAAATAGTGGGAGAAAGACCCATAGAGGAAGACGAACAGATAGAAATGACTGATGTAGCTGGAGCTATGCAACAAAGAGGCTCTCCTCCCGCAGTCAGGACTCCCAACGTAACTCCAGGAATAGCTAAACAAGAAGCAATAGTATAATGGAGGACAAATTAAATAAAAAACACAAAGACTTTATAAAAGCTAACAAGCACATCTTAAAAGAGATTCTTGAAATACAGAAAGAGAATATAAAGAACCAGGTAATGGCAGAAGAAAGCGATAACAGGAGAGAGGTGCTGAGAGAATTATATTGGCAATACGAACACGTCTGGCTTCCTCTCACAAGAGAGACGAGGAAACCGAAGCCAGATAATTTTGTATGAGCGCAGGCTCGTTAAAAGCTGTAAAGGTCGGTCTCACTATCCGTAAAGTGATTACAGGCACATAATTCCTGTAAAAATTATGGAAGAAAAAGAAACACAGGATTTCGAAGCTCCTGAGGAAACTGAAGCTTCGCCCGCCGAATCTTCTGGCGATAAAGAAGATGAATCAGTGGATGCTCTGAAAAACCAGGTGAAAGCACTCTACGCTCAGACTCAGAGGTATAAGAAAAGATACCAGGACTTAAAGCAGAACCCAGAACTTGAGGAACCTGCTAAAGAGCCAGAGAAAAAGCCTACTGAAGACGCTTGGAAGGAAAAGATTGAGTTCATCGCCATCAACAGAGATGTTGATTTGGAAGATGTGGACTTGCTTATAAAGCTGAAGAAACAAGGCGAAAGCCTGTCTGAGGCAAAAAGCAAATACTCTCATCTTTTAAAGGCGAACCAAGAAAAGCGCCAATCAGAGAACAAGTCTTTATCTCCTTCGGCTCCCAATAAGGATTCTGGCTATCAAACACCTACTGACGAAGAGATGGATGAAATCATTAAGGACCCACAAAAACATAAAGAGTGGGAAGAGAAACTACAAGAGCATCTCAGTCGCACTGGTTCTAAAACAGAAGCATAGATTAAATGGCTTATTCAACACTTACCCCAGAAATCTGGTCACCGACAATTACTTCCTTTTTCAAGGCAAAGCTTTTAGCTGCGAGAGCCTTTAGTGACCTCTCAGGCGATGTATCAGAGGGCGGAAACGAAGTCCACCTTCCACACATGCCTAACGGCTACACCTTCACTGCAATTCCAACTGCTACTGGTTCGTTGACTCAAATGATTATCACGACCACTAGAACAACGTTGGAAATTGACACCTGGACTGGAACATCAATTCCTATCTCAGACTTTCAACTTGCACAGGTTGCAACAAAATACAACCTTAGAAGGTTATTGGCTCAGGACGCAGGATATGCTCTTGCAAGAACGTTTGACACAGCTATCTTAACAGAGGCTTACACAAACGCAGGCGCTACCGTTGGAGATTCTACTACATCTTTAGACGCTACAGCCCTTGAGGAAGCATTGAGCATTATTGAGTCCAACTCAGTTCCTAAAGACCAGCTCAGATTGATTGTTCACCCCAAACCATACTTTGTTGACCTTTTTAAGAGCTCCAAAGTATACGACGCTTCAACATTCGGAATTCCCAACTTGCCTAGCGGCAACATAGACGTAGTTTATGGCGTTCCTGTATTCAGGACACCACAAGTTGTTACGTCTACGAGCGGCTACAACAACCTTTTGGTTCACCCAAGAGGATTGGCATGGGCAACTGGTGCTATTCCAGGAATGGGTGGAGGCGCAGTTAGGGTGGAATTCGTAAGAGCTGCAGGAGGCGCAACGGACGCAGGTGCTAAAAGAACAGACCTGCAAGTTGACTTGATGTATGGTGTTCAGGCTTGGAGAACAGAGGGTGTGATAAACATCCGTTCAACAGGGGGATAGTTCCTTTTGTTGTTCATTTTTGCTTTTCCTTGTGAGCTACAGTCGGGAGGCAATACAGGCAGGCAACCAAGATAAAGTCCTCCCGACTAGGTTGCCTGTCTTTATTGCTTAATCTTATGAAAAATAAAACAAAAATTTGTCCATATTGTGGAGGGGGGCACATAGAAGATAAATGTCCCTCTTGTGGCGTATGAAAATAATAGTATTCTCAAATAGAGGAAATATAGGTCAAAACAAGGCAGAGGAAAGGATAGACGACGCCTTAGAAAATCTTGGCTACAAGGTTATAAAGATAAACGAGAACGAGTCCATGTCCAAGATTTTAGAATATGACGCAGATGTTCTGTTATTCTTTAAGGCAGGAAGCGAATCTGGCAGGGAATTAGCAGAAATAGAAAAAAACCTTAAAGCTTTTAAGGGGCATAAGATTTGTATTCACTGGGATAAGATTTGGGGAGGCAGACAAAACTACATTCAGTCAATAGCCCCATTAACCGACCTTATATTTTTATCAGACGGGGATTTTGTCCGTTCAAATAACTACCTTAATGTTTACGAACTTCCTCAAGCTACCTGTGTAGAAAAAAGCAAGTCCTGTGGCAAAGAAAAAGAGGAGTATAAAATACCCATAGTTTTTCCTGGAAATATTTACGGAGGCAGGGAAGAGTTTGCCAAAGGATTATTGTCCAGATACGGAAGCATGTTCAAGGTGGTTATAAATGTCTTCGATGACAACCTTACTGACCTTTGTGAAAGTGCCAAGATTATAGTCTCTCCCGCCTATCCCCAGGCAGACTTTTATTGGTCTAACAGGGTTTATCAGATTATCGGCAGAGGAGGGTTCTTGATAATGCCCAGATTAGAAGGTCTTACTAAGGAGTTCAAAGAGGGAAAGCATATTGAGTTTTACAGAAGCCCCAATGAGCTGTTTAGTAAAATAGATTATTATTTAGAGCATGAAGACGAACGCAATAGAATAAGAAAAGCAGGACAGAAATACTGCCTTGAGAATTACACTTA